TATCGTTTATTGCTGTCCAAGTACTGCCTTGACTATCGTCTATTACTGCCCAATTAGGGTTTTGTGAGTCATCAATTTGACCCCATACTAACACATAACTTGCAACCCCAATACCCTGAACTCCTAGGGGGAATACAACAGCTCTACCTGTTACAGATACTGATCCTAAAGCCGTAGTACCTAATACACCCGTTGCAAATACATTGGTTGTTGGGTATGCAACTACATTTCCTAATTGTGTTGTACCTAGAACACCCGTAGCGGTTACGTTGGCTATACCCGTAACGCTTACACTACCTACTTCTCCAGTGCCGTATACCCCAGTAGGATACACATTACCATTTGCCGTAACTGAAACACTACCTACAAACCCAGTGCCGTATACCCCTGTGGGGTATACCGTAGCCCCTAATGAGAATGTTACACTGCCTACTGCCCCGACACCATAAACCCCTGTTGGGTAGATATTTGCAGCTGCTGCTGTTGTTACACTGCCTACATAGCCATTCCCATAAACCCCAGTAGCATATACATTGCCCGCCGCAGTTATAGTTACACTGCCTACATATCCCGTTGCTGCTAGTCCTGTTACTGAGGTATTTGCAGCTGCTGCTGTTGTTACACTGCCTACATATCCTGTTGCCTGCAGTCCTGTTGTAGATACGTTTACTATTGGGTAAACAGTGATATTACCTAATTCACCTACCGCAAATAATCCTGTTGGAAATACGTTTGCTTTTGCTACTGTTGTAACCGTGCCTAATTCTGTTGTACCTTGTAAACCCGATGCAAAGACTATACTAGAGGTAACTCCGCCTACATCGGCAAAGGGTGCTTCAGCAAATGAGCTAAACCCAAACATTATTTAGCCTTCTTTAGCTCATCTACTTCCGCTTTTAATTCTTTAACTAATTCTTTTAGTGCAACAAGTTCTTTGGCAAGTTCAACCGCAGATACCAATGCCGCATGTCCGTACACAACAGACAAATGACCTTCTTCGTTTTCACATACTGTTTCGGGTAATACTTTCTTCCATGACTGTGCTGAAACCCCAGCTTGAGTTAGTTCACAGTCAGTTCTATCGTATATACCAGATTTAACTTCGGCTAATTGTTCTATAAAGTTATTAGACACTGGACGCCAATTAGCCTTAACCCGCTCATCGGAGTATGCTGTTACGTTACCGGAAGAATAAAGAATACTAGCGCTTAATTGCCCTGTACTAGATGTAATAGTAACTGCCGCACATGAATAGGCAATTGTGCCAGACCCACTTGTATAACCCGCACCCCATACAACCTGATATGCTGCTGCGTCTGTCCTATTTGGTAGGTATGAAACTGCTGAAGCTAAATAAGCTGTGCCTGAACAAGCCGCAGATGTTCCACCATTTGCTGGTGCAGAACCTGCTGTGTTTGCATAATTTACACTAAAGTTAGATGGGTTATATACATACATATTTGAACCATCACTACCACCCCATAACCACGGCGGCTGACCACTTTGTCCTGACCAGTTAAAGTTTAAATCCACACCACCAACACGATAAGGATAAGCACGACCTGCTGTAGTAGCATAAGTAGCCGTTGCCGCGTTGCCTGAACATGATGCTGCTGTTGTAGCCGTTGCCGCGTTGCCTGTACATGAGCCTGATGAGCCTGTCGTGTTTTGGTTAAGCGTTGGAAATGTGCAGTTTGTTAAAGTACCGCTTGATGGTGTACCTAATGCACCGCCTACTGTTACATAAGACCCTGCCGCCTGTTTACCATTAAAAGTGTTCCAGTCAGTTGATGTTAAATACCCAGACACGCTTGTTGTTGCAGCTGCCATGCTTATTGCGGGGGTCGTACCACCACTTGAAACAACAGGAGCTGTACCTGTAACGGCTGTAACTGTACCTACTGTATTGGCTATCCATGAAGGAGCCGCTGCGCCATTAGACTGTAGTATTTGACCTGCTGTCCCCGCTGTTAATTGTACAGTTGTACCTGCTGCTGATTGATACGGGATAGTACCTGCACTGCCACCGGCTAAGTTTGTAGCTGTCGTAGCTGATGTAGCTGTTGTAGCTGATGTGGCGGTTGTAGCCGATGTCGCCGTTGCCGCGTTCCCTGTACAAGAGCCTGAAGAGCCAGTTGTGTTTTGGTTTAAGGTAGGGACATCGCCAGCTACGATTGATGCCATTACTACGTTTGTGCCATTGCCGCGTAAGTATTGACCAGATGTAGTGGCACCAGCAAAGGTATTCATTGCCCCTTGCGCTGTTGTTGTTCCTGTACCGCCGTTGGCTATATTTAAGGTACCCGCTAATGTTACTGCGCCTGATGTAGCCGTTGCTGGGGTAAAGCCTGTAGTACCTGCACTGAATGTAGTTTGCGTTACTGTGGCCCAAGAAGTATCGGTACCATCAGTAGTTAAGTATTTACCACTATTAGTGGCTTGACTAGGGGCTAGTGCATTGAATGCTGCATTAGCTGTTGTTTGGCCTGTACCACCATTGGCAACAGGTAGTGTGCCTGATACAGCAGAAGCAAGTGCTATTTTACCCCAAGCTGGAGCTGCGTTTAGTCCACCTGATATTAGCGCATTGCCCGTAGCAACATCAGCTAGTCTAGCTAGTGAAGTCGTAGTGTCCGCATAAAGGATATCGCCGATTGAGTATGAGCTTTGGCCTGTACCACCTTGAGTTGCACCTAATACACCACTTGTTACTTGGCTCATTGAAATAGCGATATTAGCATCGGCTAAAGCTGTTAACTGGCCTTGTGCATTGACTGTTGCAGTTAGTGTTTTGTTAGCAGCGCCATATGATGCGGCTGTAACTGCGGTATTAGCAATATTGAATGTTGTTGCCGGGCTTAAGGTTAATCCTGTTCCAGCGTTGTATACTTGAGAAGAGGTTATTTGAGCAAACGTAATGTTAGTAGTACCAAAGGTAATGACACCCGGGGTGTTGCATACGTACGTTTCACCTGCCCCAGTATTACCACTTGTTACAAAGAAAGCGTCGCCGTTACCTAACGCATTAGGGTCTTTTAGGCCATACGAGTCTGCGTCAGTAGCACGAGTTAATACCCAGTTTGTAGCGCCACTACCTACAGTAGTAACCGTGTAAACGCCGTTTTGTACAGCATTAGTTTGGTTATATACCAAAATCCTGTCGTTTACAGACGCAACAATACCATCTGGCGTAAACGCAACTTGAGTACCTGCGTTAGTAAGTGTAGCTCCTACCCCTGCCGTTCCGTTATTGTACGTAGCAGTTAGGTTGCCTGTAGTATCGGGAACTTCGTATTTAACTGGGGCGTGAAAAGTAATACCAGAAGAGACCAACCCATCTACATATTGCTTAGTTGCTAGGTCTAAAGCTACGGAAGGGTCTTGTGTTACTGTTACAGATGTTAGCCCGGCAAGAGTAGTTACCGTTGCGCCAAGGTTTACAGGTGTCGTACCAATTGTAGCTGCATAGTTTGAAGTACCACTTGCATCAACCCACACGCCTTTTTCAGATGGGTAGGTTATGAATACGTCTTTAGTACCGGCAGAAAATGTAACAATAGTGTTGCTGTTAGACGAGGCAAGAATAGTGTCACGCGATATGGAATCAGTACCAGAGCTGTATGTACCAATGCCCACTTCCCACTCATTTGTAGTCTGACCTGCTATGCAGTAGTAGGTTGTGTTGCCATTACCAATCGTACTAAATGCTTGGTATGCACCTGTAGCGCCATCCAGCGCAATTGCCCCAGTACCTGTTGATACTGAGGTTTCTTTAACCCGGTCTTTTAGAACTAGAGCCATTTGTGACTCCTATTCTATGCTATGCGGATAATTGCGTCTGTTGCGTTTGCTGTTGGGAATATGATTGTAAAGTCCCCAGCAGTTGATGTTTTATCTGAACCAAAATCCAACACGGCAACCGCAGTGTCATCAGTGCTGTTATATATCAACGCACCACGAGCAGTAATAGTTGCTGTCGACCAAGTAGTATCCGCGAAGTCAATAAACGCTGTAGTACTTGATGATGTAGGGACTTGAGATACTGAAAGTGTATTACCACCAGTAGTATAACCGCCGCCAGAAGCTACTTCGTTTGAAGTACCTGAATAAGTAGTTGTACTTGCACCTAATGTTGCTGCTGATGTATACAACGCGATTTTATAAACCTTTGTTGTACCTGTATTAAAATTTTGTGCGCCGCTTAAAAGCTGCACTTTAAATGATGTTGCCATTGCTTGTGAAATTGCCATTTTTGTTTCTCCTAAATTACATTACTGGGTATCTTACTTGCCCATTGCGGTATGCGTCTCTTCTATTTTTACCATCACCAAGTTGTTTCAATAAAGCCATAGCCTCATCGTAACGTTTTTGATATGTTGCTGTTACATCAGCCTCACCCTTCATGTAGGTGTAAGCTTCTAATAATGCGCCATATAGCAGTACAGAATCAAAGTTATCACCTAACCAACTAGTACCTGCAGTAACAATCGACTGTGGGTAATAGAAGTAGTGCAACTCCATACTGTAACTTGCGTCTGGTGTTGGTCCTAATATAAAAGTATTCTGGTCAAACTGTGCATAATACTCAGGGGTTCCGTAGAACGCAGCATCAGTATCAGGGTAAGACTCACGAATAAAGTTAACGTCCTTGTCTAATAAGTACGTGAACTCGTTATTGCCATTAATCAAAGCTAATGAAAACGTTGCTAGCCAATCAGATGGGCATGAAAGATACTTGTTACCGCTGGTTAAATTACCTGTCACGTTCTTACGCAAGGCTGGCAATTGCACAGAGTTGTAAACTCGTTGCTCTGCTTCTTTAATAAACGTGTCTATATCAGTCGTTTCAAACTGATTCTCGGTGTAGCTTTCAATAGCCGCAACTAATTGGGTGTAGTTCATTGACCTACCTTATGCCATTGGTCCGCGTGAAGTAAAGCCTTTTGTAGCAGCACCTTTACCACGTTGCGCAACGCCAGCTGTTTTAACTTCATTACGTGCAGGATTACCACCGCTTACGCGACGAGCTGGGATACAGCCATTAGATTTGTCTGCACTTATGTTGTTTGGATCAGTGTTGTAACTGATATCCGCGTTAGGTACCACTTGTGGTTGTTTATATTCAGCCATATTAACCGCCTTTTTGATTAGCTGCACGAGCTAAGTTACGACCCATTTTTTTCATGTCGATGGATTTAACTGAACGTGCTTTACCACCTTTAGAAACACCACCATCAACAGGCAGTTTAGCACCATCGATGCCTAACTGTTTGCCTTTAGTTTTACCTTTTTTATTAATACCTTGTGCGCCTGCTTTAAATGCCATTTTATTACTCCTAAGTTGTTGTTACTGTTACTGTACCGACTTGACCTTCGGCTACTAAATAGTTAACCTCTAGATTAAATGGGTCATGCAGTCCTACCGGATTCCAGCCCCACTGTATTATTCTACTACCTTGCAGGGGAACCCCAGTTGCATTTGGGCTAACGCCTGTTGTTTCCGTTAATTGTAACCCATTTAAACCTGATTGATAATAGCCTAAATCTGGTCGTGGGTCTCTAACCGCTTGTGGGTCATTGACTGGGTACATACCTAGTTGTAACTGTGGCTGATCCGGTTCCCAACAATCTTGGCACACCAGGATATTAACATTTTTAGTCTTAATAACCAACCGTCTAAGCTGAGATAACTTAAACCTAAAATTACAGCGATCGCACTGGGCAATTGCAAACTTACCACTTGAGAATTTACTAGCCATAACCTACCTCATGAACTGCATGCGTGGGGCTAAGCGAATTGCGGCCTTTTCTCTATCCTCGTCAGCTGCGTTCTGGAAAGTCTCTTCGTATATTGCTTTTAGCATTTCAGCCCTAGGTAGAGCATCAGGTATCTTTAAGCTTAAGTGATACGCTAACCCCGCAACCATCGCTGGTAAGAACCTAAACGGTATGTCTTGTGTATTAGTGCCGCTTGAGCCAGCATCTTGGATTCGGCGTAGACGGTAGTACACTAATGTGTAGTAGTCACTTTGTTCTGGTGCTGGCCATACGCTTACGTTTGGCACGTTAGTTACGGTCACAGCTGCTCCTGCTGTATGTGCTGCAGCGATTGTGTTTTGTTGACCACGGCCTAGATTGCTCAATGTTCCCGCAGAAGACGTCGTTGATTTAGACAAGTTGCTGTAGCTGATAATCTCGTTGTCTAACTTAATAAACCCGGCTGAGCCTAGCATTGTCACGTCACTTAAATCAATCGATGTCGATGTAGCAGTGATTGTGGTTGATAGCGTAGAACTGGTCAGATTAGTGTTACCTGATTGGCGATTAACCCAAATTTGAATTGGACGGCCTTGCGTGTTTTTGTTCGGTATAGTGATGTAAGTAGACTCACTGATACGTGTGATATTGATGTCTGTTTGGTTTTGACCTGTGCCAGTACGCACTACTTGATCTAGCAAGTCAATGGTTTCAGTAGGTAAGGCATACATAATCTGGCCTTGAACCAAAGGAATCTCGCCTTGTTCTACAGTCCACAAGTTAATGCCACGGTTAGCCCACTCGATAGTAAGTAGGTTTAAACTACGACGTGCGGTTCTTAAATCATAGCCCGTGCGTAACTCTGAGCCGCAGCGCTCAAATGCCTCTTCTACTAGATTGTTGATGTCTAGATTAAAGGATGATGTGCCTGACGTTGCTGTGTTTAAAGCCATATAATCCTTACCAAATAAATACTATTTCTACTATACCCAAACTTAAGATGAGGAAGTTGTCATCTTCGATGAGCTCATGTTGTAACCCTACAGCAAAACCACAAATTAAACCTACACTATAGAGTTGCATCATGTTAGTTCCTTTACTTTTTAGCTGTTAACGCAGACTTTTTAAATGCGTCTGAGGTGGGTGCCCCTGAACTTCCTGGATTACGCATCTTTTCACCAGACCCTGCTGCAATACGTTTCTTTTTAGCATTGATGTTTGCATATAAGCCAGGAAGGTTTACGTCGCCACCTTTTTTGTACTCGGTTACAAACTGAGGTTTGTCCTTACGAACAATAGTCTTGCCTTTAGCGCCAGGCATTTTCTTTGGGTTTATGATGCCCATTCCGCGTGACGGTCTCATGACATGTAGTTTCCCATATAGGGTTGCTCTGGTGCGGGGGTCGCTGCTTGTGTTGTTGCAGTTGGTTGTGCTAATGCTGCTAGACCTGATTGTTGGCCTCTTAATACATTGCCATAATTTTTTATCACTCCACGAGGACCATTACCGTAGCCCATATCACGACGAGGCATCTGACCACCTTTACCGCCCATACCACCCATTTTATTCATACCACTAAAGACACTAAATCCAGGGGCGCCTAATGGCCTGCCGTCAGGTCCAACTTGGTTTATATTACCGCCTTTACCACCCATACCACCTTGCAGTTGTCGGAATACATCTGGTGCATATTGGGGGACGTTGCTGCGGTTGTATGAACCACCTTGTTGTTCTGGAATGCCGTATTGTGGCATACCGTTACGTTGAGCATTAAATTGCGCTTCGGACATTTTCATTTCTTGTGTAGGTCGATTTACATAGTCTTGATATGACGCATCATCACCCTGCATGTTTGGGGCTAAGCGTTGTAAATCACTCATACCCCTCATCTGACCGCCTTTACCACCAAAGCCGCCCATTTGAGGCTGTTGGCCAAACCCACCTTGTGAATATGGGTTGTTAAAGTATTCTGGTTGGAACTGTGGTTGGTAGTACTGTTGAGCATACGGGTTTTGCTGTTGGCCGCCTTTACCACTGAAGCCACCTTGTGGTGGTTGTGGTGGTTGTTGTGGTTGAAATCGCCCAGCGCCTTTGCCACCAAATCCGCCTTGTGTCTGTTGCGCACCGCCTTTGCCACGGAAACCGCCTTGAGGTTGTTGGCCGCCTTTACCGCCCATACCGTTCTGAACGTTATTTGTGGCGTTTTGAAAAGCACCGCTTGCTCTACCCATACCCATAATTAAGCCCTCGTTTTTCCACGTACTGCGCAGCCATCGGCGCGTTTAGATGCTGACGAAACTGAACCACCTTTTTTCATGCCCATAGGGTTGCTAGAACTAAAGCGTGATTCTTCTTTATCTCTATCAGCACGTTTTTCTGCCGGTGTACTTCTTTCTTCAATTGGAGCTGCTTTTGGTGACTCTTTTGGTGACT